TTGGTGCCATATTCTCTGCAAAGTTTACAGTCATGTTGCTAGTATTGTTACCAGCAGTTGAACTAAATTTACCTACGCCTGTTCCAGCCATAGTATTTTCCTCCTAGTTAATTATGTTCAAGGATTTCTCCTTGTTGGTTTTAATTTTTTTATTTCTTCTTTATATAAAGATAAAGCATCTTTTTCTTCACTTGTTATATCTTTGTCACTCATTAATTGAGTTATACCTCTCATGGCACTTTGCCATTTTAACATTCTTGGACTTCTAAAATCTAACAATGTATTTGCTAATTCTAAATTTTTTGGATTTGCAATTAATTTTGATCCCATTCTTGAAGTATATAATATACCTAAAGTTGCAAATGGAGCTGTCATAATTCCAGCAGCACCTGCACCAGCACCTGCGACAGCAGACAAGGATCTTGCACCACCTAATCCAACTCTTCTAGCTAAGAACTGAGAAAGATTTGGTACAAAAGTATCTGTATGTGCTTGAGCAACAGTTAAAAAATCTGAAAATTGTTGATAACTTATATTTGTTCCTTCTAATAATTCTTTTAAACCTTCAAGATTTTCTTTTTTCTTACCAATAAATCCTAATTCTTTTTTTAACGTATTTACATCAAAGTTTAAATCAACATCTGTACTTTTTGTAGATTGAGCTTTTGCAAAAGCATCATCCATAATACTTGCTACGCTTTTTTTATATACGTTATCACCAACTAAGCCTCTTAATTGAGCCAAACTTTGTGGTGAACCTATCTTTAAAACTTTTTTTGCAAGTTCGTCTGGGTTTATGGTTCCAGCTATTTCTGCACCAGCTCCAAATATATTTTTGTCCACACTTTGAAATTTTTTAGCAATTGGACTAGAAAATTTAGTCATGCCTTCAGCATAAAATTCATTTGCTATTTTATGTGATTGTAATACTGCATCTATAGATTCATTTGTAATTGCACCGCTAGGAGAAACTGACAAAATATTTTCACCAATTACTGGCATACTAAAGTCTTTTTCTAATGCTTTTTTTACATCACGTAATCTTTTAGTATCTAAACCTTCTTTAGCACTTTTACGCATCAAATAGTTAATATCAGCTTGTAATGCCCTATATTCTTGTGGATCTATCTTACCAGGTATTTCTTTTATTTTTCTTAAAAAATCTAATACAGAATCTGATCTAGGACTATCAATAGGACTTTTAATACTTGCCTCTATAAGTTCTACAGCTTCTTTAGCATTGTTAAGTTGAAAAATTTTAGGATCATCTAGTTGTTTTGTGCTTTCTATAAAATCATCATACAATGAACTTGAAGTAAGACGAAATTTAGAATAACTATTTTTAGCTGCGTTAGTCATATCAACGCCTAAATCAGTTAAACTAGCGTTGGGTCCAAAAGCGTTTAAAGTATCGTTAGCTAAAGCGTTAATTGATGCTGTTCTTTTGGCTGCCTCTGTTCTTATTGGTCCACCAGTTAGAGGAAATACACCTAAAACTCTATTGTAAGCTGAAACTAATTTTGATTCACTCGCAGTAACTAATGATTGTGGCACGTTAGTTCTAACACCTGCTTCATATATTTGTTTTGCAGATTCAGTAGCACCACCTAAACCTCTACGTATTGCACCACCTACTCCAGGTATAGCTGCACCTGCTAAATTATAAGCTACTTCTGATTTTAAGTCTTTACCTAATTGTTTGTATTGCTCTGATGGTTTTTGTGTTTTACCAGTGACTATGCTTTGTGTTATGTCATAAACTTGACCACCAGCTAAACCACCTAAAACTCCACCTGTTATTCCACCTATGATATTTCCTATACCAGGAACAACAGATCCCACAGCTGCTCCTGCCATGGCAGAAGGTATAATTCCTGCTGCTCCACCAATTGCTTGAAAAGTAGGTCTATTGTAAAAAGATTCTTTTACTGCTTGTCCAATAGATTGATTTGCTACTTCTTCTTTAGCAAACTCATCTAATACTTTTTGTTTTTCAGTAGTAACAGTTGGTAGATTTTGTTTGGTATAATTTTGAAACGCTTTAATAGCTTGTTCTTGTGTATCTGCAACAAATTCTATTATTTGTCCATTATCTTGTTGAAATTCAAATATGTTCATAATAAAACCTTAATTTGTGTAATCAGAAGCATTAAGACGTATTCTAGTAGGTTCAAATAATATATTGTACGCAGGATCAAGACTATAATCTTTCACTCTGTCTCCAAAAAGTTCCGTATTAAAACCACCTTTAACAGCTTGTAATTGCATACTGTCTTTATTTAATTCTTTTGCAACCTCTTGTAATCTTGTGATTACAGATGCAGAATCAGTAAAACCTGTTAGATTTAGTTTTTGTCTTTGTTCTTCTCTTAAAGCTGTTGTCGGTGTTCTTCCACCTTTTTTGGCAGCTGTATCAGCCATAGCATTAACAACTCTTTCTTCTAAAATTGCTATTCGACTAATATCTGGATCATCAAATTGTGACAACGCTTGTTCACTAAAAACATCTGGAACTCCTTTTATAGATTGCAAATCACTTATTGTTCCAAATAAACTTTTTCCACTTCTAGCAAGTGTTCCTAAAACGCCAGCTAAATTTGGTTTTGCTTGTAGAATTTGCGAAATTTGATTGGCAGCCTCAATACCTGTGTCAGTAGCACCAGCTAACAGTATAGCGTCATCTCTTGTAGAATCGCTGTATGCTTTTTCAACAGCGGTAGGTGCAGTAACCATAAAATTAGGTATTTGTTTTTGTATTAAATCTTCGCCTACTGTTGAAATAGAAGAACTGTCATTAAGTTTTTGTGAAATAGTTTGACCAACAGGCGTTTTAGTTCCTGATACTGTATCAATTAATACAGGTGTACCCTTTTCTTCACCTAGTTTAATTAAACCTTTATCGTATTTTAAGGCTTCTGCTCTATTTATGCCAAAAGTAGTCATAATATCTTCTATTCTTAATTCTCTTTCAGATGGTTTTTCAGGTTCTTGTGTAACGCTTGGTAAAACTCTTTCACCTGTATCTACGTAATAATTATAACCATCAGCACCTTTGACAATTTGTCTTTCAGTTGCTTCAGGAAAAAAAGATTCTTCAATTTGTTTTGCTTGTATAGCACCACCTAACAAGGCTTGACCTATAGGTTTTCCTTGTGCAATATTCATACCAATACTTAATCTAGGATCACTAAGAAAACCGCCTAATCCTTCTCTTTGAGGGGGTGCAAAGAAACCACCAGGTTGACTTGAAAAGAAACCTTGTGGATTTGTAAGTGGGTTTTTAAATTGTACCATAATTAACTCCTATAGAAATCCTAATCCGCCTAATAAAGCACCACCGATAGCACCAGGCATACCAAGTGTAGAACCAGCTACAGCACCACCAAAGGCACCACCAAGTCCACCAGATTGTGTACCAGGTCCAGTAGATACAGCTGTTGGATAACCAGCAGCTATAGGACTAATTAATCCAGCGTATTGTTGTAATAAATTCATGGGTGCTTGTTGACCAAATTGAAATCTTGCTATTTGGTCTTGTAATTGTCTTTGTGCTAGTTGTTCACGAGCAGATCCAACTCCACCTAATTGACCAATAGCTTGTTGTCTACGAACATCCATTTGTTGTTGCAATCCAGGTAAAGCTCCAGCACCAGCTAATTGTCTACCAAATGCAGACTCCATAGCTTGTTGTTGTCTTGCTATATCAGCTTGAGATGCACCATATTGTCTACCTAGTTGACTTTCTAATGCTTGTTGCCTTCTTGCTAAATCTGCTTGACCACCGCCATAAACACGACCAAGTTGTGATTCTAATGCTTGTTGTTCTCTACCACGTTCAGTTTGAGCTAATTGACTAGCTATAGGTGCGTATGCTTGAGCTACACCTCTTGCCGCTGCTTGTTGAGCCGCAGGACTTGTGCCTGTTCTTCCCATACCACCAAATTGTGATTGAATACTCCCCATGACATCTGAGGTAATACCAGAACGAATATCAGATAAATAATCAGCTTGTGGTGTTAATTGACCATAAGATGTACCTAAACCTTGTGTAGTCATGCCTGGCATAGAACTACCAAATCCTGTACCCATTCTACCTGTATAAGCAGATACAGGTTGTCTAGCAAACTGTCCAAATGTACCAGCAGCTTGACCCATCAATGCAGATGGTTGAGCTTGTTCTAATGCAGCCGCCTGTTGTAATTTAAGAGCTTCCTCAGTTTGTTGTGCAAACGGTACTACTGTGCTACCAGGAAAAAACTGTCTACCTGTACCACTTCTGTAGAGTTGTTGAGCTTCTCCTAGGATGTCTTTTAAAAACGGTTCCGCAGGTGAATATGGCTCTGTTCTCTGTGTAGTTGTTTGACTTCCACCGCCACTTGACATACTTATTCCTCCAATTTCTTTTCTAGTAAGTAATGGGTAATTTTATACCCTTTTTGTTTTAATAATTTAGACCAACCTGGTCTGGCATAAGTTTCAAAGTGCGTACACTTATTACTTTTAGCCCATTTCTCTACTTCGTGCAATCGGTCTTGCCAAAGTTTTCTTTGTTTGCCAGTACAAATGAATATATTGGCTACTTTTGTGTTAGGTCTTATAATGATCCGACTAACCATAACACCTTTTAATTTATTTTTTTCTTCTTCATCCCACACTAACCACAACTGATTATCACCAGATATGCAGTCTTTTAGGACATCAGATGTATTGAAATGATTTCCAGAATATTTCAAAGCCTTTGTGATGGCATCATCAACTAAAGACCAAACTGCTTCTATGTTTTCTTTAGGTATTTGTACTACACCAATCATGTAATTGCTAAATAAGAAACTATCCCTGATATAACATCAGCTGTTGCTGCTGTAATTTTTAAAACATCCCCTGCTTCTAATACCATAGATCCTTCTACACCATTAACAGTGCTACCTGTTGATACCGTATGATTATATACAGTATATGTAGTTGCTCCACTTGTAACAGATAAACTTACTAAAACATTTGAGTTATGTGTACTAGCAATTTGTACTGATTTAACAATAACATTTGTATTACTTGGTACTGTATAAATTGTAGTTATACTTGTACTATCTAAAGCAAAAAATTCATTTTTATAAGTATGTGCCATTACTCTTTGTTATCCTCATCTACTCTTTTCCAAAATTCGTCAAGAGCATTATGTTCGCAGTTAGAGCATTTGCATACAGCACATTGACCATTGTTGCTACAATGACACTCATGTTCGCAGTTTCGACACATCATATTAACCTCCAAAGAACCAAGCAGCTACTTCATAATTTTCATCATTATGATAGCGTACTAGTTGATTTACAATATCTTCAATGACTAGTTGAAAGTTAGCTTGGTTATCTAAGTCTTGATAGATATATTCTAAGTCTCTAATACTTGTCATTTAATTCTTTATTCAGTTTTTGCCTAACCATTTCAAAGTGAGGCTCCCAATCTTCATCAGTACCTGTTTCAAAATCTCCAAACTCAATATCATTTATCCATATTCTATTATCTGAAGTTTTAAATGTATACACAGGTTCTATTCTATCAGTAAGAACTCCATGTTTACTATCTTCAACAGCTATAAATTGATTATCTTCTATTACCCAATGTGATCCAGAAACTAATACATCTTTGTAATTGTAAATGTTTTGTGGCATAAACTCCATTTTAGCTTGGACAGTTCCACCTTTAGTTTCTTCACCAATTTGAATACTTGTAATTTCTTTTGTAGAACCATCAGCCATTTGAACAGCAGTGCCTTCAACAAAACATCCTGCTGGTCCACCGCTAGGTGATGACCCACCGCCACCGCCTCCACCTCTGCGACCTCCTCGATCTCCACCTCTTCGAGATTGTCCACCTGTACCTGTTGGTCCTGCACCAGTGCCTCCAGTTCCAGCGGCTGTTCCTGCTCCACCTCGTCTACCTCCAGTGCCACCTATGGTACTAGCATCAGCTTTTGGTGCCGCAACATCACTTCTAAAACCTTGTCTTGAGGCATCAAGACCACGTTGTTCTAATTGTCTAAATGCCTCTAAAGTTTCAGGTGTAACCTCATCTTCATCTGAACCAAATAAACCTTTGAGTGTTTTTCCTATTATACCACCACCAGTTACAAAATTTGCTAAACCTTGTACTGCTCCTGGAATTGTTGCACCTATATTTCTTCTTCTTCCATACTGATCGTAGGCTTGACCAAATGGTAAATCACGACTGAAGGTAAAAGTGTCTCCAATGTTTCTACCTTCATATTCACCACCAAGTATTCCTCTCAAACGAGGATCTTGATAGCTTAATCTATCTAAAATGTCTACGCCAGTTCCTAATGCTGGTCCTTCACCTTCAGCAGGTCCTCTACCACCTGGTCTAGGTGTAGGCATTACACCAACTGCTGGTATTTCTTGATAAGGTGACATTCCATAAGCAGATCCAAATGGTGAAGGAGTATAAGTCCCACCAAATACAGGAATATTCTGTCCAGGTTGTAAACCTAAAGTTGGCATTTGAAATTGATTACCAACAAATCTATTTTGTGGAATACCCATGACATAATCAGATGCAGTAGGAGTGTAACTTCCAAAAGGTTGAGTATTTTTTACTTGTTCCGTAAGTAAACCTGTAGATTGTTGTAATTGATCTAAAAATGACATTATCTATATCCTTCTTTAATTGCTTCTACATCAAGTCCTTGAGCATCATTCCAATCTTTATTGGCTGGAACTTGTATGTTAAATTTAAAATATCGTGCAGACTTATGAAACGGTATTGTTCCTGTAGAGTGCATAGAGTTTTCAGTTGTTGTAGATGCAGTATCAGCAACTTTATCTTTAAAAGTTAATGAACCTGTAGCATCATCAGTATCTATTATTGGTCTTACATGAGTAACTAGTGAACGATTGTTTGGAAATACTTCTGTTTCACCTGTACCTATTTCAGCTTTCAATGAGTTACCTTGGAAAGCTCCTAATTTATGATCTGTTCCAAATACGCCAAATGATCTTAGTCCACCTGACCAAAATGCACTATCTAATGAAATAGTTATTGCATCTAAATCATTAGCACCAGATGTTGGATAATCATCTAGTTCTTCTAATGTATAACCAGGTGTTTGATAATCCAAAATTATTTCATGGTCTATAACTACCAATGACCATCTCTGAGATTCATAATGATAAACAAGTATTTTATCATTTTGAGTATCAGAGTTAGTTCCTGTTTTAGATGGATAAGACCAACATATTAATTTGTTTTCTCTGTCAGCAGTGGCTCTTACACGTTCTCTTTTAGCAAATTTTAAATCATTAAAAAAGAAACGATCTACTTTACCATTCCCAATAGGTCTGGATGTGTTACCATCAGTTACATAAAAACCATCTTCAGATAAAAAATATACAAGGTTTCCAACTTTAATTACATTCTTACCTTGCACAGCACCTCTATTATCTTCAATACGTCTAAACGAAAAAATAACATTACCGCCTCTATAATCCATTCTAGTAATACGAGACTCTTGAAATATTAATCCATACTGTCCACCAGTAACTCCAGTGATAACTCCACCTTCAGGTAGAACTTCTGTATCAGATTGATTGGTTCCAGCAGTCCAAGATGTCGGACTATTAAAACTAGACCATGCAACAGTTGTTTGTGCAGTTGGTTGAAATCCTGTAACAACAAAATTACCCACAACAGCAGCGTGTTTAAATACAGGTGGTGATCCTGCAAGTGCAGCAAAGTCAGATGATGAATCTAATGTCCAGGCTTGAGCAGCATCATCACCATTAAAAGCAATAATAACCTCACCAAATTTTATAAAATCCCAATGACCATCAGTAGGTGTAGAGAATGTAGTACCACCACTTTCATCAACAAAAGAGTTAGATGTTAGTTTATATAATTTAGTAGCATCACCAGCAAATATAGAGATAACACCACTATCTGATTTAAAGGATGCAGCTCCTTGTGATCTAGCGGTTAAAGCATTACCACTTGTAATTGAAATATCTTTCCAAGGTCTATAACTACTTATAGCAGGATATACATTTAAGGCTTGTGTTGCACCAGGATTAACGTGATCTGGTAAATCAGGTAGCCATTCTCCAAAAGGTACTTGCATTATTTTATGTTATCTAAATTGTTAATGTTAATACCTGATCTTTGTACTAATGGAGTTCCGTTATATTTGTCTTTATCATCAGCCATTTCAACTTGTTGTAAAGCAGCTTCATACTGTGCTTTAAATTGTTGAATAGTTGTTGGATCCATTCCACGAATAAAAGTAGATGCAAAATACAATGCACCGTATAAATAAACATCAGGATGATTTGTTAATATGTGATTAGTTGTGGTTGTGCCATCAATACTATCAAATGCTTTATAAAATACAAGATTTGCAGTGTATGATGTATCAGGAGCAGGACTAAATCTAAAGTTTGTTCCCTCAATAGAATAGGCTCTTGGTGTTCCAGATCGTGAACCACCAGCAGTATCATATTGATGATGTGGAGTTAAAAAGTTTAAAGGTTCTTTACCGCCACCAGTATTTATAAAGAAACTACGAACTTGTAAAAAACCAGTAGGTAAAGATTCTGTTTCTGAGTCTACTGTAAAAGCAGCATCTACTGTTTCCATATTTCTAACTCTTAATCTACGATTAAAGTCAGCTTCTGTTAAGTCAATAAAATCATCTATCTCAGATGTTAAATCATCTCTAGCTAGGAAATTAGCTATTGCTGTTTTTAAATTTGCATAATTGTTTAACGCCATTATAACCTCTTATCTCCCACTCTAAAGTTTTGAAACTCGTTACTATTAATCATTCTTTTAATTAAAGACCGTTGATCGTCTTTGTGTAACTTGTGCCAATTAGAGTGACCAAACAATTCTTTTGTTTTAATTTGTAAAGCAATCAATGGTATCTGTGCAATACGTTGAAAGTCTCCACGTTGTTCATCAGCTCTATGATTACGAGCTATTTTATTATCGTTAAGTATATTTGTTGTATCTTGTGTTTTTTTCACTACTAATTTACGAGTAGCTTTATCAACATATAACTCTTTGTTTTGTGAATTATAAACTTCGTTCATACTATAGTTCCGTTACATTAACATCATAAGCATCAACTAAGACTCTCCAACCATAAGTATCATTATAAAATACTAAACCAATACCAGTATTTTGAGTTGTTATGGTTAAGTCAGCAGTAGCTCCTTGTATTTTCTTTGAGTTGCGATCTATTGTCAAGTTGTTGGAATCAAAAGATGCGGTCGCATCAAGTACATGAACTTCATCACCAGCACTTGGACTGGCAGGAAGTGTAATTGTAAATGCACCACCTGAAGTATCGCATAATATTTTATCACCAGCAACAGCAGTATAGTTTGCTGTCTTAGTTAAGTTATAATTAATGTGTGATTTACTATCAAGTTGAGTTTGAATAGCACTAGTAACACCATCAACATAATTTAATTCAGTAGTAGAGAGAGTAGCTCCATCTAGTATTTCTAATTCTGTTTCATTGATAGATGCACTACCAATTATAAATCCTGTAGCAGTAACTGTAGAATTAAATGCAGCAGCTCCAGCTTCTGACATATCTAATGTTAATGCTGTAATATCTGAAGTGTTATCTGTTCCTTTAAATATAATATCAGTATCACCTGCTTGTGCGTCAATAGTAATGTTTCCAGAACTTGTTGCTATAGTAACAGCAGCATCACCAGTTGCAATATCATCAGCAGCAACAGATGCAGATATAGATGAATTTAAGTTTGAAAATGTTATTCGTTTTGTTGTACCAGCATCAGTATCAACTACTACAAATTCATCATCATTGGCAGGACTAGTTAATGCACTCAACTCTGAAATTTTACTATCAGCCATTCTTTACTCTCTTTCTTAAAACTTTGTTTCTTTCTTTATTCTTAGATTGTTGTTGAGAAGATTTCTCTTTCTCTTTTAATAATTTAACAAGCTCATCAAAGGTCATTTACCCTGTCCAACATATCGCTTAAAGTTTCTACGTTTTTGTTTATTTTTAGGTCTTGATCTAACAGACTGTCCTATAGAAGTTCTTTTTTTAGGACCAGGTACGTGTGCTGAATATGATTTTGCTTTTTTTGCCATTAATTAGGTATAGGTGTACCACTAAATACAGTACCCACCGCTTGTTCTAATCGAAGGTTTGATCCTTCTTCCATTAATAAATATGTTCTATCTTCAAGTTGTAAAAGATCATTAGGTACATCTGTTCTACGATCACGATAACGATCTTGTCCTCGAAGTGAAAATCTTTTCATTTACTGTGTTAGTTCAGTAACTCTTGCGGTTCCAGTAACAGATCCTACTCTTAAAAATGCTACTTTAGTACCAGGTGCAACCCTAAAATACTCAGGTGTGTATGCAGGCACAATCAAACTTGATGATGAAGCAGTAGGTGAAGTACCAAATTCTACATAAGCATCAACTGTACATACAACTCTAACTTCTCTTGTTTCACTTTGAAAAGCTGTGCTGTTGGCAGCGGATGAGTCAGCAACAGCTACTGTGTGATTGATATTAACTTTAAATGTAGTTGGGCTTTTTGTTGTTGTCATACTTACTCCGTTAATTCTGAAATATACAATGAGCCATCAGCTGATGACCTAATAGCAGATATGATGTTACCAGGTGCAACTTTAAATATCTCATAATCTTTTGCAGCTATTGGTGTTGCAGCATTAGTTGCAGTTACTGCTGGATTACTTATAGTAATAAAACAATCAGTCGTTGCATATAACCTAACATATCTTACTTGTGCCGAGATAGCAGAACTATTGGCAGCACTTGCTGTGTAGTCAACTTTTTTAACTACTCCACTTAATCTATAATACATAATATTTTCCTTTATAAAGGGGGAGGGATTAACCTCCCCCGTTTATATTATTGGTTGATGTCTAAAATGATACCATGTGCGGCTTCATTTCTCATCTCAAGAGTGTACTCACATAAGAGTTGTTTCTTCTCAGAGTCACCAGTTTTTGAAAGATCAGAAACTTGGAATTCTCTTAAGTAAGCAGTAGCAGCCATGTCAGACTGTAGCAAGAAACAGACTTTATCGTCTGTTGTTGCCATAACTCTGTTCGGTACGACTTGAATGTCACCGAAATCTGAGCTATAAACGTCAATAGCAGCATATTCTACTCTTTGTTCTGCTGGACCAAAACGAGTTGTGTTCGCATTAAATCCAGAGATTACTTGTTTTACTGAAGGTGGAACCACCAAAAGATCTAAGTCACCACCAGAAGTGTAAACTTCTTGGATAACAGTCTTTAGGATAGTCTCAGTAAGGTCTCTGTCTGTACCAGAGTTTGGTGCATCAGTACCTGAACCAGTAGAAAGAGATCCACCAGTACCTGCATCACCGTTAGTAGCAATCCAAGTTCCGATTGAACCTAATGCTCTAGCAGCAGTTGCAGAACCGATAGCTTGAACTTGTTCTTTAATAAGAGCAAATTCCATGTCTTTCTTTAGTTCTTTTGATTTTTTAGCAATCTGATAAGCCATTTCGTCAGCTCTACCAGCAGCATCAACAGCACTTTGAGTTCCTGATAAAGCAATTACTTTGTCAGAAATTTGTGTGTAGTTGAAAGCTCTTGTAGTAGCAGTCATAGCATCAACAGTTGCATCGTCACCTTCAATGACTTTGTTAGCAGCGGGTGCAGCTAGTGCGTCTAGTTGCCACTCATGCTTAGTTGATTTAGCAGCGGTTCTAGGAATCGCTGAAAGTATAGGAGTATCTTCAGGAGAAATGTTATAAATTACATCCGTCAAATCCTCTCTTATACCAGTTGTGTCGTACGTATCGTACAAGTTGGTTGGTTGTGCCATTACAGCCTCCTTTTAAGTTGATTAAACCAAACTACGAAAAAGTTTTGCAGCGTCTCTAACCTGTCCACTCTTACGTAATTTAGAGAGTTGTTGACGTTTCGCTTCAGCTTGTTGTTGACCTTTTGATTTAGACACACCACTCTTTACAACTTTAGGAGCATTGACCGCTTTCTTTTTAATTTGTGGTTTAGCTTTTTGGAGATTACGATATGACATCGCATCTCTTACTAACATCACATATCTGTGGTCATATACAGAATCAATTTCTTGACTGTTAAATCCTACAGATGTGAGATAATCTCTCATTTGTTTTCTAAACTGTGGTCCTTTTTCTGGATGTGACAGTTCAGGTAATTTAACATTCAATTGTTTCTGTTGCTCTTCCAAATACTTATTAAACTCTTGAGCTTGTAACTCTTGAGTTTGTTGTTGTACTTGTGCAAGTTGTTCATGCTTTTTACGCATTTTATGTTCAAGACGAGCAGCTTCTACAGGATCTTCGTCATAAAGTTTTTCAAAGTCTATATTGGCGTATTCTTCTTGAAGTTGAGCTTGTGCAGCCATGTTCAATTGTGTCAATTGTCCAAGTTTTGCTTCAACGTCTTTTTTTGATCGTTCAACAAATTCACTTGATTGTTGTTTTTCAACAGCAAGTTCCTGTGTCTTACGAGTGTAATCTGCATTTCGTTGATACCCTTGAATTAACTCATCTTGGGTGACCTCATAATCTGTACCATCAACGGTTACAGTGTAAACAGGCTCCTCAGAGTTTTCTTGTATATCACTCGACTCAGATAATTCTTGATCTTCCTCAACAACCTCTTCTGAAAATTCTTCTTCATCAAAAGTTTTGTAAGGAACATCGCTTGGGTTAACAGTATCTTCGCTAGAAGTTTCTACTTCTGCTTGTTCTGTTACTTCTTCTTGTTCAGAATTAGCTATTGCTTCTTCTGCTGGTGTATCGGCAGACGTTTCTCCAGTCATAAGACCTTTGATAATGTTTCCTGCTTCGATTACGTTAGTTGATTGGCGATCTGCCATAACAACCTCCTTTTGTTAAATGTTACACTCCCCTATGGGTTGGTGTATTCGATTTAAGTCGAATTCTTTTTAAGCTGATTAAGTTGGACAGTTGCAAGTTTGCCTGTCTCTACAACTGTTTGAAAATGATTTTCTATCTTATCTGTTATATGATAAGCCTGCCACAAAGCAGTTCTTGTATCATCTTCGTTGTACTTAGTTTGAAATATTGCTTGTTTGTATTCTTTTTTAAGTAATTCGAACGCCTCTTTAATTAATGGTTCTTCAAGCAACAGTCTTGCTTTTTCACCACGATTTTTTTCGTCTTGTAAATTACTCGGATTCATTAGTTACATTTTGCACGATTTGTCCAAATTGGTCAAGTTGTCCTTGAATAGCTTTTTGGGCTTGTTCTCGAATCTTTCCTTGTTGGATTAAATCTTCTTTTGCAAGTACAGCATTACTTCTTATTTCAGCTTCATTTAATTTTGTTCCATATTGCAATTCAAGTTCTTTAATGCGAGTTTCAAACTTCAGTATCATTTCCTGATAATCTTTTTCTAATTGTTTAATTCTAATTTCGCTATCAATTTGTTTTCTGTAGTTCTCACCTTGAACTTGTAATTGAGATACTTTCTCAAACTCTGTAGGTTGTGGTGGTTGTGGTGGTGGCATTTGTTGCATACCAACATCTGGATCTGTAAAGAACAGTCCAGTATTTTTTAACCCTGCGTTCTCTACAATCTTTGAAAGTGTGTTGTAGATGTTACGCATATTTACCATAGGACCAGCAGCGGTTCCTTGCAACTCTAATGCTTTGAGTTGAGTTTGTAATATGTTATTTAAAATAGCAAGTTGTTGATCTCTTGATCCTGTACCTAATCCAACACTTATAGAAATGTTGCAACGGTTTCTCCATTCCATCGGTCTAAATGGAATAAAGTTATTTCTAATTTTAATAATTCTTTCTTTGTCTTGGTGTTTAACGATAAGTTCAAACATTCTTTCAAACATATCTTTAATACCAGTCTCAGCAAAAATACGAGCAATTAATTCAACTCTCATTTGTGCTTGAGTTAAAATGACGTTAACACCAGTTGCAGTTTTGTTTAATGAGTCTGCATCCATGCCTTGTGAGTATCTTGTGATACCAGTTCTTTGCTCTCTAACAGTGTCCAAGTATTCCAACATAGGAAATGCTTGACTGTTAATTGTTTGAGTTTGCATTGGCATCATAACTTGACCAGGCGAACCTTTAGTTCTTACAACTCCACCAGGTCTGTTTGTTAAAAGATCATCAAGATTAACTTGACCATCCATAACAGCAACTCTATTATTATTTGTTAGATACATATTGTCTAACAATTGTCTCATTACTGTAGACTTAATAAGTTGTAAGTCCTCAGTCATTTCAGAAACTGATCTACCAAAGAATCTATGTGTTACCATAATTGGTGTAACAGAAACAAATGGAACACTATCGCAAAGTTCGTCATCTAAAATAACGTAGCCACTTGTACCAGCCATTGTTATTTTTCTTAACTTAGCAATACCATCACCTTCTTCATCTATTTTTGAGTAACATTCAAATACTGTTACTTCGTCTGTACTAGCTTCACCAGCATTACTGTCATAATCATAATCTAGATTTCTAAAACGTGTAATTCTTTCTTCGTTGTATTTGTCTTGTGTATCCGTTGGTAAAGAGTTTACAATGTCTGGATCAAATCCAGCTTCAATTAAATCTGTTCTTGTTTGTGTTGTTCTGTGTGCAACAAAGTTTGCATCTTTAATGCTTTTAGCTCTGCGTTCAATTAAAAATTCTTCAGGTGGTATCGCTTCAATTTTAACTTTACCATACGTTTCAGTTCTTGTTATAACAACATCATGTAACATTGGTACAGGTGTATCTTCAAGTTGTGCAATCATCATAGGATCCATATTGGGATCCATACGCATTTGCTCTAATATTTTATCTTTTTGTTCAATTGCGTCTTTGTCTTTGTACTCAGTGTGTTCTTTTACTTCTACGCCATCTTCATCAATCAACATGGCATACTCGTCATCACTTAGACGTTCATAAGTTTCTTGTTCTCTTTTGCTTGAGTTGTTCCAATAGATTTTTGCAATACCATTTTTTTGTACAAGGGCATCTTTAAACAAAGTGTACAGTGTAATAAAACCATCATTGTCTTTGTTAAATACATAATTCAAATAATCAGTTGCTTGTTTTGCAACTTCTTCATCTTCTGCACTTACAGGATCACATTTAACAACTTCATCGCTTGCAGCAAATGTTCTTAGTAGTGTTGGTAGTATTGATTCAATAACATCAGACACATCAGTTGAAACTACTTGTGAACGACCTTCTTGTTCATTACCAAATGGTTCACCAAAATAATACTCTAAAGACTTTTGTCTTTGTGATGTTATTTCTGAACCAATATAACCAAGAGATGCGTGTATTTCAGATTGTAATACCGCAGCTACTTCGTGTTCTGTTAGGGGTTTTCCTTTTGCCATTATACTATATACCTTGTATCAATATTAATTTCTTTTGTCCACACACTAGCTGTTCCTGGATCTATTGCACATCCATAACGAAAAGCATCCGCACCATGCGAACTCCAGTCATGCAGGGGTTTATTCTTAAATGTTTGCATACGATCATCATATTCTTTGCGATATTGACGTAAACATTCAATACCAGCCTTACAACGATTACGATCAAACCAACATTGGTCTAACGTATTTCGTACCGCTTCAATACCATGTTGCACTTCTAACTTAGGACATACATCAAACTGTATTCCCAATTCAGATGCAACTTCTAAACGAGATTTACCAGTACCAAGTTCTCTTGCCACAATATCATGTGGAGCAACGTGTCTACCATAGTTGTACGCTTTATTTTCTAGCACTTGTGCATAATGAGACAATGCCTCACCAGAGGTTTCATAGTAGTCAATTAATCGAACTTCAGTTCCTACTCGTTGTGCAAACCATATTGCAGTTGAATCACCGATACCTAAATCCCACCACGTTTCTACATCTATGTTTTTATCGTACTCAATATCGACAATACGGTTTTCTTTTTCTGCTTTTTGGATTTGTTTACCATAGTAAGCTCCTGAGACCGCAGCTTGAAAGCTACACTCAAACTCTTGCTCAAATTGATCTTCTGGCATTGTGAGTCGAGCTTCTTCTAGTTCTTCTTTTCCAATAATATCTGTTTCAGAGGCTCTGTATAAGACTGCTTTCCAGTCTCCACCTCTACGTTTTGCAAGATCATAAACATCCCAGAACTGATTATGACCCATTGGAGTACCAATGAATATTACATAACCCAATTTATCTGATACAGCAGGTCTTACAACCTCTGTCCATGTTCTAGGAGACATCAACGCAAACTCATCAAGACATACTCCATCAAATCCTAGTCCACGAAGGGCATCAGGATTGTCTGAACCAAAGATTTGAATCCTTGATCCGTTCCATAAGTCTATTTTAAGCTCTGTTTCGTGACGTGAGCCACCTAATTTCATTAAAGGTTGAGTGTATTCTTTTAAGTAGTCAAATGCTACGTTTTTTCCTTGACGATACGTAGGTGCTATGTATGCCAAACGTCTATTTGGTTTACTAATAGCTGTTTTAATCAAATGATTAATTGCAAAAACAGTTTTTCCAAACCTGCGATGACAACAAATTACATTAAATCGTTTTAATTGTGTGTGTAATTCTTTTTGTAGGGTTCGTGGTTTGTAGGGTATTTCAATTTTCAACTTATTCTTTCCACTTAACTTCTATTTCTACAGGTTCTCCCTCTTCACCTTTAATTTTTTGATCTACAGAAGCTAATCTAGGATGTACGAATGGTGCAGCTTTTTCAGCAGCCCACATTTTCTTTTCTGGTGATGTTTTACGGTCATTCAATATGTTCAACATATATTCTAAAGGCGTTTTTGTGCCTTTACCTAACATCTTTTCCAGACGTTCATGCTTCGTTCCTGCGGTGACACCTCTTGGTCTACCTGCTCCTGGTCTTTTGCCTCCATGAGCCATTAAAATATAGATCCCACGATTACAATAACAACAATAACAGCTACAGCTGCTTTGATGTAGTCTTTTTTAGTCCAAAATTGGTAATCTTTTACCCATTCTACTAATGCGTTAATTTTTTCCATAGTATTTCTCCTTTACCAAGCCTTACAGCTCCAGTATTTTGCAGTTAATTTACTTATTTTGCCTTTATCACAGCCATGTCTAGCACGAAATGACTTACGTCTGGCAGGTACGTTCTTTTTTATAGACATTTTAGGGTCTCCAAAGCGTACTAATCTAACTTTTCCATTCTCTCTAGCCAATACAGCTGACTTTTTTGACTTACCAGGTGTTCTTTTGGGTTTATTGTAACCACTAAAGCGTTCACCTCTGTATGTAATAGCCATTAGTTAAAAAATTTTTTGTTGGTCTCGTTTGCTTTGTTTAATCTTTTCATCAATTCCATGTACTCTTCATAAGTCATGTTTTGCATATCAAAGTTTTCAAACAACGGATTGCCTGGAGTATTTTTTAGAACTTTTATTTTTTGACCCATTCTTTGTTTTGGATCTGGTCTACCTTTTCCTGCTTTTGTCATGCTAGTAATCCTTTAGTGTTCTTTTTTTTCTTTTTAAGTTTTTTAAAATCTGCACCAGTAATTTTATTACGAGGTTTTGCAACACGTGCTAGTGCTTTTTGTTTCTTGCTGTATTTAGTAAATGGCATTATGTGTTCTTCTTTCTTCTTTTACCAGATGCAGTAACCGACCAGTTTACTCTTTTAGGTCCAGTCTTTTTAGCTGCTTCTTTCTTTGTAATTCGTTTTGCTACCTTTTTAGGTCTACAGGCAGGGTACGGTCTGTTTTTGTCTTTACTTCCACTACGACCACACTTCTTTCCTGTTTTAACATCACGCCAATCTTCTTTGAACCATTTGCGTAAACCCCCTTTATACGCCATTAATACTTGCCACCACGCTTCTTATACGTTTTGACAAGCCATGCGTTAGCATAAGCACTAGGATAGACCTTGAACTTACGCTTTGCCTCTGATTTGACTCTAGCATATAGAGCTTTATTTTTAGGTTTAGGTGATGCCATTAAAACAATCCAAAGAATTTTTTATTTTTATCTTGTACGCCCATGTCTTTTTTTTGATCTTGTTTATACTGTTGTAAAAATTCATTGGCTTTGTTGTGCATCATAGCAACATCAGGGTTTTTTTGATATAATTTAACCCACCCTTTATAAGATGCACTCATTTATTCTTTTTCTTCTTTTTTTTCTTCATTGGTGGTCTACCCACTTTAGATCCGTAAGTTCCTTTACCGTATGGCATATTATTCTCCTTGTAATGATTCTAGTGGAAACATATTGAGGTTCCCAGCAACTGTTCGTCTTTCTCCGTCACCCTCAAATGGGTACACACAATGTTGTGTCCATGAAGGGAACATGATTAATTTTCCCACTTCAGGTTTGACTGTCTTTGAGAATGGTGGTCTTAACTCCTCCAAGCCTCTCATTCCAGTCTGTCCAAAATGAAACTGTAAAAATCCGTCTGCAACACCACTCGAGTTGTAAAGATCTGAGGCTTTATAACCTTCTTTTTCCTCTATTTGTGGTGGTATCTTAGTCCATGTCGTAAATGACAACCCCATAATCGTATCAACCCCATGATCGTGAACGGGGTTATAGTCTCTCTCGTATGAGTGTACTGACCATAAACTATGAACGTGTGGTACTCTTTTTAGCAGTTCTACGCCAATTGTCTTGCAAAATTGAGTTAAATACTGCTGTGACATATTTGCAACAATCTTAACGAATGGTTCAATGAGTTTATCCTCACTGTCAATCTTCAATTGTTCCCCATGAGATATCTGACCAACGAGCTTATCTGCAAATGTCTCTGCACCCTTATTGTGTCGTGCATCCAGGTATGTGTTGAGATCCTTAACCGCCCTATCTGGCAGCTGGGTCTCTAAGAATAACACCGCTGGTGCTACACTAAATTTTAATGTTAAGTCCATAGATTATGCTTACGCTATAATTAAATATATGTCAATATGCCCTTTAAACGCATTTTAAGGTACCATACAACTTGATTTACCTATTTTGGTACCCCCAGGGTCTCTAGGACTGGATTATGTC